TATTTGGCATGGACATAATGATAGTTTGAAAAAAGTTTACACGCAAAGTTATCCACATAGCATAGGACTATTTTATTCAGCCATGACACAAAGAGTCGGATTGAAAGCAAATGCAGAAGAACACAAATTTGAACAACTTGCGACAAAAGGTTATTGGAGAAAAAATTATAGATTGTTTATGGAAGAATTGGTAGATAAAAGATTTCCATTTCGAACACATTTCAATTTTCACAGAGGTTGTAACTGGTGGAGACCAGAACTAAATTCAGAACAAGATAAAGCCGACATTGCCGCAACAACACAACACATTTTTGAACAAGTATTAATGTGTGCTAGTTCTTGGATACAAATGCACATACCAACTTCTAATATTGTTTTGGTTGGCGGTTGTGCCTTAAACAAAACAGCACGTACCAAATTACAATCAGTGTGGGACGATATTTGGGTTCCAAAAAATCCTGGAGACCCTGGCAGTTGCATAGGAGCAGTTGCCGCCAAGTATAATAGACACATTGACAATTCAGACGAAATGTGGTATAATAAGGAACATGGCAAAACAGAATAAAGATTATGGTTATGACATCCAGAAGTTGTATCTGGAGATGATGTTGCAAAACGCAGAAACATTCGTGCGTTGTCAGTCTATATTTGATTATTCATTGTTTGATAGAAAACTTCAAGACACAGCACAATTCATAAACAAATATGTGACTGATTACAATCAGTTGCCAACATATGATATTGTAAACAAATCTAACAACATTGATTTAAAACAAACTGAACAACTTACTGAAGAACATTTTGATTGGTTGCTAAATGATTTTGAAACTTTTGTTAGACACAAAAGTTTAGAAAGAGCAATTTTAAAATCTGCTGATATGCTTGAAAAAGGTGAATATGGTCCAGTTGAAGACTTGGTTAAGAAGGCAGTACAGATAGGATTACATAAAGACATAGGTACAGATTACTTTGCAGATCCCAAAGGAAGACTAATGGGATTGAAAAATCAAAATGGTCAGGTAAGCACAGGTTGGGCAACACTAGACAAGAGATTGTTCGGTGGATTCAACAAAGGTGAATTGAATATTTTTGCAGGTGGGTCGGGTGCAGGTAAGTCTTTGTTCCTTGCAAACTTAGGTTGCAACTGGGTATTAAGTGGAATGAATGTTGCATACATTACTTTTGAATTAAGTGAGCCACTTGTAAGTATGAGAGTAGATTCTATGTTAACAGATGTGCCCACAAAAGAAATTTTTAAAGACTTAGATGGTGTTGAAATGAAAGTCAAATTGCTTGGCAAAAAATCAGGTAAGTTGCAAATTAAGTATATGCCAAGTGGTAAAACTACAAATGATTTAAGAAGTTGGATTAAAGAATATGAAATTAAAACAGGTGTCAAACTAGATGTGATACTTGTTGATTATTTAGACTTAATGATGCCAATGAACAAAAAAGTAAGTCCGAGTGATTTATTTGTGAAAGATAAATTTGTTTCAGAAGAATTGAGAAACTTGGCTATGGAGTTGAACGTAATCTTTGTAACAGCATCACAGTTGAATAGAGGTGCAGTTGAAGAAATTGAATTTGATCATTCGCACATAGCAGGTGGTTTAAGTAAAATACAAACTGCTGATAACGTGTTTGGTATATTCACAAGTAGAGCAATGAGAGAACGTGGTAGATATCAAATACAATTAATGAAAACTAGAAGTTCGAGTGGTGTTGGTATGAAGATTGATTTAGAATTTGATGTTGATAGTTTGCGTATTAGAGACTTAGGTGATGATGCAGAATATCAAGAGTTTGACAAACGTAAAAGCACAATCTACAATTCATTAAAACAAACTTCCACAATTACTGAAGATACATCTGCTCCAAAAGAAATTACTCCACCCGATCCAAGAAAAGGTGATACAGTAGGCAGAGTAAACACTGACAACACAGATCAAACTAAATTAAGGGACTTCTTAAAGAACCTTGATGAAAATGAATAAATCTTACTCAAGAGTAGTTGTTCCAAAAGATTTAGATACAGGAACGTCAACAGAAACTTCCACATGGATAGCAAATAATATTTCTCGTGAATTTTATCTGCCTATGGTTGTAAGTGCAGATGCTGATATTACAAAAGACGATTTGGTTGTACTTGGTGGAGTTGGTGGACATGAAGATCCAAGAATACATCAAAAATTAGAAGCAAAAGGAATTGATTATATTAATGTCGAAAAAGGTTACTGCAATTGGTGGAAGCCAAAGTTTTGGAGAGTTTGCTTTAACGAAAATCAAGTAACTAAAATTAAACAAGGATTTGATAATACACGGTTTAATAAATTTAATATGCCAATTAAAAAATGGCAAAAGGGTGAACAAGTTTATATTGTTGCTCCTAGTCAAAACGGATTAGACTTTTATGGAATTAAAAAATCTGTTGACGAATGGATAGCAGAAGTTGAATCCGAAGTTAAGAAGTACACCAATAGACCTATAAAAATAAGAAAAAAAGGAAACAAGAAGTCTAGAGGTTCAAGAGGTTTTTGTGATTCTTTGGACAACATATATTGCGTTATTAGTTTACACACCATGGCTGTTACAGAAGCATTAAGGGAGGGAGTGCCTGTGATATCTTTAGTTCCTGGTGTGCTAACAGATTACAGTGTAGACAGTATTGCTAAAATAAATGATTTATATTATCCTTCAGGTCTAGAAAGACAAAAAATTTTTAATTGTTTAACTAGTATTCAATGGAGTTCTGAAGAATTGAGTGATGGCACATTCCTTGCACCTTTCATGGCATATTACGGCTTGAACATTTTACCAAAATCATAAATCCAATAATTTTCTAAACATAAATATTGTTTTAGGCAGAGAGGCAAACAATGAAAGATTTAGAAAATATACAAAGGCTCACTGAACGTTTTAAAAGGCAAATGCCCAACGGTGAAGTGTACCAACAAAGACTCGCAGAAGAATTTGAACTAATACTAAAACAAAGATTCACAGAATACTTCTTAAAAATTTGCGATATCATAGACATAACACAAGATGTAAAACATATGACAAGAGGATCGGCAGGTTCATCTCTTGTGTGTTACTTGTTAGGAATAACTGATGTAGACCCAGTTAAGTGGAATATACCTGTTGCACGTTTCTTAAATCCACTGCGTGATGACTTACCAGACGTAGACATAGACTTTGAACATTGGCGACAAAAAGATATTATGGAACGTATCTTTAAAAAATGGCCTGGCAAGACTGCACGTATTTCGAATTATGTAACCTATCAACCCAAGTCAGCAAAACGCGAAGCGGCAAAACGTTTAGGTGTAAAAGGAAACTTACCACGTAATTTTAAATACGAAGATTACGACGTAGATCCTAAAGAAGCAAAACGTATTGAACAAAAATTGTTGGGAAAGAAAAGATGTATATCTAAACACTGTGGTGGAGTAATCATGTTCGATAGACAACTTCCTAAAAGTTTAATCAGCGAAGACAATCAAATACTTTTAGACAAATACGAAGTAGAAGACTTAGAACATTTAAAAGTTGACATACTTGCAAACAGAGGTTTGAGTCAGTTATTAGAAATAGATCCTGATAAAAATTTAACAGACTATCCTGAAGAAGATGAAGCAACAGCCAATCTTTTACGCAGAGGTGATGTGCTAGGAGTAACACAAGGAGAGTCTCCGGCAATGCGTAGACTGTTTAGAGCAATACAACCTAAAAGTGTATATGATTGTGTATTTGCAACAGCCATGATAAGACCTGTAGCACTTACAGGAAGACAAAAAGCATCAATGTTTAATGACTGGACAAAAGACGGAGTACAAGATAGTATTGTGTTCGAAGATGATGCTATTGAAATTATTTCTGAAATTATAGGTATTGATATGTATGAAGCAGATATGTATCGCAGAGCATTTGCTAAACGTAAAGATGAAAAAATATTAGAGTTTGTAGAAAAACTAGGTAATCATCCTAAGAAGCAAGAAGCAATAGACACACTAATGACACTTTCAGGATTTGGATTGTGCAGAGCACACGCAGTAAATCTTGGAAGATTGATTTGGGCATTAGCATATCAGAAAGCACACAATCCTCAAAAATTTTGGGAGGCTTGTTTAAAACACTGTGAAGGTTCATACAGACGTTGGGTTTACAATATTGAAGCACAGAGAGTTGGTGTAGACAATGAACCTGGTTGGTGGAGAAGAGGATTTATACCTAAGTGCAAAGTTGCAACACAATATTTAGATTATGTAGAGTTTGCAGGAGTTGTTGCTAATGGTAGAGTGTTCAGAGGTAAAAACGGCAAGTACATAACATTTGTAACACTTGGAGTAGGTCCAGGTGAATACATAGACATTACAGTAAAAAAGCCTTTCAGTTACAGAGATGGAGATGTAATATCAGGCAGAGGCAAAGTCAAACATCATAACAATTCAGATTATGTAGAGTGTGCTGATGTGGAACTGCATTCATTCCAGCAATGGCTGGCGGAAAGCCAATTTCCCGCGAAGCGGTAACGCAGATTTTTAAACCGCGAAGCGGACAGCAAAGCGATTCGGTAAGCAGGTTTTTATATGATTTTTCTTTTGACGCCTGCACGTTTAACGTCTAATGTGCTACAATGTATACCACCGTCCCAAAACAAATAATGGCGCTGTTCCACTACGTGGCAGTCTATATGCAAGGACTTCAGTTTTGCAAACAGTTTGGGTATGTGTCTAGCAAACACAATGTTATTTCTATCTATCACTAGCACATTGAGATCAAAGCAAACTTCCTGACTGTAACCTCTCCAGTTGTCCAGATACTTGTCCAACCATTCAACATCCATTTTGTTTTTGGCTTCTGCATAATCCTGCACATATCTGTCCATCTTTAATTCAGGCAAACAGTCACTGACGTCTATCAATCTTTTGTTGCGTAGACACTCTGGTACCCAATCAATACCTGCGTGTATCACAGTGTCATCATCTATCATGATGAAGCCGTGGTCAATGTGTCCAAATCCTTTGAAGCGTGTGCCTTGATTGGTGTGAAACTTGTAGTCACTCAGTTCACGTTTGCACCATTCTAATCCTGTTGCAGATCCAGGACCTTCCTGATTCACAATAAAGGCATCTCCTGCCTTGTACATAGTGGCAGTGTGCCACAAAACTCTATCCATCAATTTGTCTTTGTAGGTTCTATCATTGCATATCCAATCATCTTCTGTGTTTAGATTCTGCAACATGGGTGCTGGTTGACTGACCCAACGGTATCCTTCCCTAAACATTTTTTCAAATATAGGATAGTAACTGACAGCATCAAAGTATCTGTCTGTGTAACTGGTGTATGTCTGTATGATTGTGTTGCCCATCACCATCAGTGCATCTCTTGGTACCACAGGTGCAATAGGCAAACGAATATCAAACTGGGGCATCTTTACCACATCATAATTGTGTAAATGAGGGCGATGCACTTGCACTCCACCATGCTTGAGGAAATCTGCCAGTGCATCTAAATCTTGTTTGGTGTCTTCCAGTATCTTGTTGAACTGAGTGATGTTGCCTTCGGTCAACAGGTGATCCACATCTCCAGGAGCATATGTGTCTCCCACTATCACTGATTGCAATGGATCGTATTCTGTGTATATCATTTGATCTGTTCTTTCAGCACAGCAAAGTATTCATCTGTGGCGTTGATAGGCAAAATAAAAAATTTATTTTCTTCTCCTCTTTGTATATCAAACAGTGTGCCGAACTGTCCTTTAATTTTGTAGCCTGCGTCTTCAAAAATTTTTGTGGCAGTTGCAACCACTTTGTTGTGATCCTCGAAAGGTGTTTCATCATGCAGGATGTCGATATATCTCTTACACGCCAATATGCCAGGCAGACTGTAATTGTATGTGAATCCGTGTTCCCAATTGAAATCATTCGGCAATACTTCATCAACCTTTGGTCCATACAGAGTGATGCTCAAAGGATAATAACCTCCTGTGATTGCTTTGCCCATTGTGAATATGTCAGGCATCACAGGCAGATTTCTCCAACCCACAAAAGTTCCTGTCTTGCCACCGCCCATGAATATATCATCCACAATCACTATCACACCCTGTTCTTGCAGTTGTGCTATCTTGCTCCAGAACTCTTTCGAGTTTGGTTCAAGACCGTGACCGTACGAACAGGTTTCAACCATCACACACATAACCTCGTCCCAGTTTGTATCCTTGATTTCAAAATTTCTTTTCAGTCTAATCACCTGATCATATCTTTTCAGTGTGTAGAAAGGATCCTCAAACAGACTGTCGCCCATGCTGTAATTTAGGAAAGTAGAACCATGATAACTGTTTTCAAAACACACAATCTTTTGTCGTCTATCCTGGCCCATCTGTTTTTGATACGCACTTGCCAGTTTGATTGCTCCTTCGTTCGCATCGCTACCACTGAGAGCAAATATACTTTTGTATCCTGTCATGGTGTACAGTTGTTCAGCCAATGTCCAACTGATATCATTCAGTCTCAGATTGTCTTCCATGATAAAACTTTCAGCCACTTCAGGCTTCATTTTCATGTTGTCGTTCACATAATCCACAATGTCCCAACGTTGGAATCCAAGCACAAAACAACCAAAGTGCAACACAGGATCAATCTGTTTTTTGCCATTAAGAACATTTCCATACTGCCAGTATGGCTTTTGGAATCCTATCAGTGTTTGTGGTCCTGGTATTAGTCCTGGATATTTTCTCATAATTGCCAATACGATCTTTCTGTTGTGATGTACAATGTCACTCTCCATTCGTTGCTCCAGTTCCAACTGCCATGTCGTTGCTCTGGAAGGAAACTTAACATTCCACCCTGTTCAATATAAATTTTTTCATCGTCCACCTGGAACCCCACCATTTCAACATTCTTGCTTGGAATGTTTATGCCTATCACAGTTGGTACGAGCAATATCTCTTCCTTGTTGATGTAATCCTTTTTATCTTCATGGACAGGTATGGTGTGTCCTGGCTTTGTGAAATTCACTGCAACATGAATTACTCCAGGTATATCTTTGGTGGCTTCATATGTCCTGTTCCATTCCTGGCTCCATTTGGTCTTTTTGTAAAAATGCACAATGGGTACTCCCCACCAACCACATCTATAATCAACCAAATTTGCCTCATATACGACTCCAGCATTTACAGTTTCTTTTTCTATATCATGTGTTTGACTCCACTCTTCCCAATCCTTCCTGCACAAATCATATAGATTTTTGAATTGATCATGATGTTTGTATTGGTATGTGTTAATCATTTAAACTGTTCCTGTCTAAGAATATTTGAAATGTTAATCTTGGTTTAGCACCATACGACACAGGAGCAACTCCATGAGGTTCCAGTCCGTTGTTAATGATTGCTGTGTTGTACACAGGGGTGACAAATTTTCCTTCTATATCTTCAAATTTATTTTTGTGCATGAATTGACCTCCCCAATTGTCTTGCCAATCAGAATTCATAAACACTGTGATGCCACAGGTATTACTATTGCCTGTTGTATCATCGTTGGTTGGAGCATCAGTGTGCCAATCAATAGAGCATCCAGGTCCAGCATAATGCAACATACACACAAAGTCTTTGGGAGAGTATTTTATAATTTTTGCATCTAACAGGTATTGTACAATGCTGTCTTTTAGTGAGTCGGTCTTTAGGACCATTATTTCTAAATTGTGCTTCACTCCTTTTTTCTCGTAAAAAGAATAACCGTGTATCCAATCACCTTTATCAAAGTTATCAAGATAACATTTTTGTATTAATTCCAAAGTTTCTTCGTTAAAAAATTTTTCTATTATTTTCATAAATCAAAACTGTCCTCTAATATAGACAAACAAAAAGTAATTCTACGTTCGTCTGTATGGTTATAAACTCCATGTGGTACACGACCTCCATCTAAACACAGAATAGAATCTTCTGGCAAATATAATTTTTTGTCTCCCCATTTCATACCACAATGTTCAACAGTGGTCTTTGGTTGTTTAAGATAATACATCAATGTAAATGTTTTATCCACATTGTCCTCAGGCATACCTTCTATATGACTCCAGTCTGTGTGCTCTAACATTTCACTTTGTGGATTAACAATTATAATTGCACTGTAACTGATGCCATGTAAATTTTTTATTTTATTCACCACTGACGCATATCTTTCAGGTGGTTGGCGATCAACAAATCTGTTGTAGATATCATAACTGTATGTTTCAACTTTTTCATCGTGAACACCTTTGTCCCAGTCTTCGCTCCAGTCCTCCACACGAAAATCTTTCATGTCCTGTTCAACATTGTACAGGCTTTTAATCTCTTGAAAGATGGCTTCCAATTTGTTATAATCTTTGTATTTGGTATAGTCTATAAGCATGGTGAATTAAATTCAAAAATATTTATAGACTGTATCAGTTGTGAGGTTTAGGCATGGTTTTGGCACTGATATACGTGCATATAGAGTTTGCTGTGTCGGCCCGTATAAAGGCGTATATGACGCTTTAAACAGTGTGTTTATGACGGTATTAGGCCCGTAAGATAGACTGTATTTTGCTACCCACGGGCCTGTTTTGGTTATTGGTTATTATTGATGATTTTCGAATTTTTTAACCATTCTCTCTACAAAAGATTCTAATCTGTTGTAAAGTCTAACGAAAAATCCTTTGATGCTTTGAATCACGAACGTGATAATCTGTTTGATCTTTGTCATAGCCTTTTCTCCCTTTTTGTGTTTTTAATGTGCCTTTAAGCAATATTATTTACATTTGCTTTGTCAAAACTTATGTGCTATGTTTGTATTCCTAGTTGCACATAGGTATTATGTACCACTGTTTTCCATTCTGCAATGGGACCTATTTCTTGAATATGTTTTGCTTTTACTCCGTCGTGATAACTGCAACGCATTTGTAGTAAACCTTTTTCAGGTCTTGCATCAGCAGTCACACCAATTGCTGTATGACAATCGCCGCCAACCATTTCTAAAAGATATTTTTCTGCTTGATATTCAAACGTGGGCCATTCTAAAACTTCAGGTGCCCAGATGTCTTTCATCTTGTCATCATCTTTTCTTACCTGCACAACAACCTTGCCTTGTCCTGCACAAGGTAATAATTCTTCTTCTGGTATAGGAGAATTTTGTGGAGTTAATTTTAATCTATCTAAAGCACATTTTGCCATTATGATTGCATCTACTTCTTTGCCTACAAGTTTTAATCTTGTATCAATGTTTCCTCTGATAGGAACAAAACGCAGATCACTTCTTTGATCCTGCAACATCTTTGCTCGCCTAGGAGAACTTGTTCCTATTCTTTGTCCTTTAGGTATGGAGTCAAAATTTTCAAATGGTCCAACAAGAGTATCTCGTCTATCTCCAACTTCCCACACAACGCCCATTACTTCTGTATCCTTGTGTAATTCAGTTGCCATATCTTTTGCACTGTGAATGCAACAGTCAACTTTGCCTTCTAATAAACTTTCTTCTAACGCAGAACAAAAAACGTGTTTACCACCCATTTCATATATAGGTGTCTTCTGATCAATATCTCCTTGACTTTTTATGATTTCTAATTCGTACGGTTGTACTAATTTATGTGCCGCACCATCTGCCTGTCTAACGGCGAGAGGTGATCCCCTTGTGCCAATTTTTATCATTTAAATTATGCCCTAGACCAAGCAACAGGATTTCCGTTTTGATCTTCTACTAAATCACGAGTGTCTTTATATTGAGCAACCATTATACCTTTGCCACCATTTGGTCCAATATATCTACAAGGAACTATCTCTCTTTCTTTGTGATATCTTGGTTGGTGTATAGTTATAACTCCACGTGATTTCGGTGCTCCCATTATTATCTACCTTGACCTTTGTAAAACTTAAGACTGCGTTTTTTGGATTTGTTCATTGAACTTAATTTGCATTTTCTCTTCCTAGGCGCTTGACTAGTTTTCTTAGGTGTTGGGATATGAGCAACATAACTTTTCGCTAACTTTGCCATATTATCTTCCTAACTTTTTGCTTCTACCCATTGGTAGTTTTTGGACTTTGTAGAACTCTTCGCCACCTTTAGTTGTCCATTCAACTTCAACTTCCTTGGCTTTAGATCCACCTTGATAACTTTTTACTGCTCTTTTGTAACTCATTGCAGTAACTTCTTTTACTCGCTCTTCCTCTGGAGCAGTAACATCAGTAAATTTAAATATTCTTTCCTTTGGCATATATTCTCCTGTTTGCTTTATTTATTAAATGCGTATATAATTTGGTTGACAATGGTGCCTAATAGTGTTATACTGTGAATGTTTAAGGAGGTATATTATGTTATACAGACTAAAATTTATACTCAAAGATATGTTTGTGCAACCTGTTGTAATGTTTAAAAAGCAGATGACTTTTTCATTGATACCAGCGATTGCGGTGCAATTATGGAAACAAGACATTGGCATTTCTATTGCAACATTTGGAGCGGCATTTTGTTTCGCTTTATTAATAAGCATAAGCAATGACAATTATGAAAGACAAAAGCAAAAAACAGTTGATGCTTTGAAAGACGAATGACAGAATTAAAAACAGTGCCTTTTTCTAATTTCTATGATTGGGATGAAAATGGCAAAGAATTATATCGTGATAGACTGTACGGAGGTATTACTGGCAAAGATAGACTAGTAAACAAAGACGGTACAGTCTACTCCGGTAAAATTGAAAAGAAAAGAATAACAGTTAAAGGTATTGACGGAAACAATTTCTTCAGTCATGTATACGAAACCGCTGATGGTAGATGGTTTGATCGAGGTGGATTGCCAATTAATAGACCAAACAATCTAGTTAAACACACAGCAGATAATAACGAATCCGATGGCATTAAATAATATTATGATTAGCAGAGAAGATTACATGGCACAAAAGCCTTATTGGGACTACCAAAGAAAGATTGAATATAATAGGGAAAAAGTTCTAAAAGGTTGCGGAAACATTGTTGCACATTTCGGCAAGACTGAAGACGGATTCCAATTGGAAGAAGGAGAATTGTTCGAGAAACTGTGGAATGAAATCACGCCAGAAGACTTTGATGAGCCTACATCAGATTGGGTACCTGCTAAACCAGAACTGAGAATAGAAGGCGAAATCTACACAAAATAATCTATTTGCATAATTCACATACCAGTTATGCTAAATAGTTATACGTTCAGGCATCAGGCCCGGAAGTAGCATACAGCGAAGGAACGCACCTAAACTTTAACAAAGGGAGGGTGACATGATAGGACGATTCACCCATTTATTCAAGAAGAGAGCCGAGAAAGGCGCCATGCGTAAAAAAGCAGAAGCAATGTTCTCAAACAAGAAAGAAGTTGATATAAATGGAAACGGTACATCTGGTTATGTTGTAAAAACTGGACCTAATAAGGGTAAAATTTTAGGACATAGATCAGTAAAATCTACTAACAACTGGTAGTTACTTTCTAGTAAACAAAAAACTTCTACTGGGTTTACTGTATCGGAAATTTAAAGGTTTCCAATGCGGTTCACCCAGTATGTCTTTTTCAAAATCCCTACAAGCACGATGATCCCATTTTTCAATGGCAATCTTGATCTGATAACGTTGTTTGGGTTTTTTGAGAGCGTCTTCCATGAACTTGACAAGTTCTACTACCTGAAAGGCATCACCGCCGTCTAGGGTCCAGCGGACTGTTTTTTTAGTTTTACGACTGGTTCGCATACTAAAATATTATTTATCCAGCCGATAAATATTAGCATGAGATACAGAGAATTCAAACACATTGTTGAAAAGGCTATCATGGAGTTGGCTCCTGAGCAGATGAAAGCCGATATTCAGCAGTCAATTGCAAAGTTAAATCTTAAGGATCAAGCATCTGTAGACATAATCAAACAACTCTATACAGTGCTTAACAAAACTGGATTACAAGGTAGGATTACTTCTGTATTTTCTAAAGATGAAGACGTAGCGAAGTATCAGAATATATTAGATAAAGTTAGCGAAATATTTTTACAGGTAGCAGAAACTGATCCAGTAGATGCAAAACAATTTTTAACAAACTTTGAAAAAAATCCTAATGTTGTAGACGTAGAAGGATTTTTACAAAGTGCAGGTCGAATAGTTCCAATTGAATCTTTATTCACAACTCCTATAGCAAAAGAGTTTGGAAAGAGACTTTCAAGAGTACAGGGATCAGGATATAAACAAGGAAATGTTGGTCCTGGAGAAATAGCACTAGCAGTTCTAAGTAACAAAATAAGTTTAACAGCAGGTGAAGAAACAGGTGGTGATATCGAAATTAATAAAAAAGGTTATGAAGTAAAGGGTGGCGGTTCTGGAACAGGCAAAGGCGGAAGATTATTTGACAAAGGTCAAATACCTTTTACAAATACAAAAAAATATCTAGAAAGTACTGGTATGCCTAGTGCAGGAAATTTATCTGTAGAAGTAGCATCAAGAATTGATCCGGATTTACAAGACTTTGATAGAGATGACGATCCTGAAGACAAAGATCAAACACCTGGTGTTGGAAGAGGAAAATCAGGAGTAACATCTGATCCAAACATTTGGGCACAGAAAGATAGTGCTTGGTGGGTTAAATTTATGCAGAATAATTTAACAGATTGGGCACAACTTTATGGAGTATCAGAGTTTTTAGGTCAGCCTATAAAAACAATGGCAAGTATTCTTGTTGAAAGAATGGGCCAAAATCAATTCAAGTCAGTATGGGCAAGATTACATTTTCTTGCTTATCAACAAAAAGCAAAACATTCTGGAATAATTTTAGTTGGAAATAATTCTTTGGCATTATTAACTGACGGCAAACATTTAGTAGATTTAAATGTTATTACTAGTTATGGTGCAATATATAATGAATCTGTAAATCAAACAAGAGATGTGACCATACAACTTGGTCTCAATTAAGATAAGTATAGTATATGGCAACAATCAAGTGTAAAGGTTTAACTGGTGTGCAATTTGATCTAACGGTCACAATGGGTTCAACCACTATGAATGGTTTGACTGCATTGGCTCAGGCTGTAGAAGGTCA